GGGAATTAACATAGCGATCGGCCTGGCCGGCTTCTTTGGTGGTTGGGTGCTTAACAGCCTCTCAAAGTCGATCATTCGCATCGAGGACCGCATCTCAGAGCTGCCACTGATATACGTCACCAAGGACGACTTCAAGCGCGACATCGACGAGATCAAGAGCATGCTCATACGGATATTTGACAAGTTGGAAGACAAAGCCGACAAAAAATAAAAATGAGGAGCGACCTTGTCAGAGATTCAAAACCCAGCGCAAATAGCGCGCACGGCTCTCAGCGGCATACAAGAGGCGGTCAAAGTTGGAAGGGAGATACGCTCCACCGCTAAGGAGGTTAACAGCTTCCTAGACGAAGAGGCTCGCGCACGCGTAGCCTGGAAGAAGAAGCAGCTACAGTTACAACGGCGGGGTGATTTAGTTTTTGTTGACGCCGCAGCAGAGTACCGAGAGGTCAGAAAGATCCGCGCCGCTGAAGAGGGAATGTACGACGACATGGAGCGGGAGTTTGGCAGGGGCGCGGTGAACGAGGTGAAGGCCTTGGTCGCGCAGATGCGAAAAGAAAGAAAGATACTGGACCACGAGTTCCAGCGAATACAAGCAGAAGAGCGACTGATTTGGATACTAATCTTTACCGTCGCGGCAGTTTTTTACGGAATTCTTAAGGCAACGGGGGCTTGGTAATGCTACCAGTAGCGGCACTGTTATCGATAGGCGAAAAGGTTTTAGACAAGGTTCTTCCTGATCCTGTTGCTAAGGCAGAGGCTCAGGCCAAGCTCATGGAGCTGGCGCAGAAGGGTCAGCTGGCTGAGCTTGAGGCCGACAACGTAGAGGCGCAAGAGCTAACGAAGCGTTTGCAGTCCGACATGAGCTCAGACTCGTGGCTGTCAAAGAACATCAGACCCATGACGCTGATCTACATCCTGACCGCGTACCTGGCGATGGTTATCATGGACGCGTCGGGTCTTGACATTTCCGACAATTTCGTATCCTTGCTGGGCCAGTGGGGCATGCTGGTGATGTCATTTTATTTTGGGGGCCGCACGCTTGAGAAGGTCATGGACATGAAGGCTAAGAAGTGAACCTCTCACCAAACTTCACACTGTCCGAGATGACGAAGAGCGAGGCCGCGCTACGTCACGGCATTGACAACACGCCGAACGAGGAGCAGATCCAAGCGCTCATGGTTCTCGCGCAGAACGTGCTACAGCCCGTCCGCGATCACTTCAAGAAGGGCGTCAAGTGCAACTCCGGGTTCCGCGCACCCGCCGTTAACCAGGCGGTTGGTGGTAGCCCCACATCGGACCATTGCAAGGGGCAGGCCGCGGACATTGAGATCCCCGGCGTGTCTAACTACGAGCTCGCGAAGTGGATCGCTGACAATCTGAAGTTCACACAGGTTATCTTGGAGTTCTACACGCAGGGCGTGCCAGACTCTGGCTGGGTGCACGTCTCGTACGACCCGAGCAAACTAAAGAATGAAGCACTGACAGCAGTAAAAAAGGACGGCCGCACGGTCTATTTAACTGGATTACAAAAGTAAGGAGAAGTAACATGGAAGGATTCAAAGCAAACCCAAAGATGAAGTGCGACCTGCCCTGCTACAAGGAGGGTGGATTTGTTAAGCGCGACAAGGCCAAGCACTCCGAGAGCACCGAGGTGAAGAAGGACGTCGCCAAGGACAAGAAGATCGTCAAGAAGGCGTTCAAGATTCACGACGAACAGTCACACGACGAGAAGACAGACCTCTCCAAGCTGAAGAAAGGCGGACGCGCCAAGAAAGAAGTTGGCACCGTCAAGAAGTACAAGAAGGGCGGATCGGTTAAGAAGATGGCCGATGGCGGCATGAGCGGCATGGGTAACGTCAGTGACGCCGAGCGCGCAATGGCAGCAGCACCTGCCGCGGCTCCATCAGCAGCATTTCAACCAGGGTCCATGGAAGACCTGTCGCTAAAACAAAAGATGGCACCACGCAAGCGCCGCCGTCCTATGACAGCAGCCGGAATGGCCGGAATGGGAGCTGTATCTGATGCAGAGCGCGCCTTGTTAAATAATGCTGGCATGGGTGATGCAGGAATGGCCGGGATGGGCGCGGTATCGGACGCAGAGCGCGCCATGGTGAATAAGCCTGGGTTGGTAGGACAGCTTGGCATGGGCGCCATGTCAGACGACGAGCGCATGAACATGATGCGCGGATTGCAAGCCGTCGGGCAGTATTGTTCTGGTGGCAAGGTCTAAGATGCCGATTAAGTCAAAGGCGCAACTTGGCGCGATGTACGCCGCAGCCGAGGGGAAGAGCACTCTAGGAATCCCCAAGAAGGTCGGCAAGGAGTACGTCGCGGCAGGACCCGCAAAGAAGAACCTACCAGCGCGCGTAAAGCAGAGCGCACCAATGCGTACGAGCGGACGCGGGAGATAAGAGATGGCATACTCGGGCACCACAAACCAGACCAAGGTAAACGTCGCCCAGATGATCGAGTTCGCCTTCCGTGAGGCTGGGAAGGCGGCGGAGGAGCAGACGCCGGAGTACATCGACGCGGGCAAGCTCGCGCTCTTCTACATCCTGCAGAACCTCTCAAACCGCGGCGTTAACCTGTGGATGCTGGAGAACTACATTTCCGGCACGATCAAGAACCAGACGATCATAAACCTGCCACAGGGAACGGTCGACGTTCGCGAGGCCAACTGGCGGTACATCATCACGCCACAAATCTCAGGCGCCCTGCCCGCGTCCAACGCGACAGCTCCCGCGCTGTTCGACAACAACCTGGACACGTTCGGGACGTCGACACTCCTGAACAACTGGTTCGGCGCCAACTACGGCAACCAGCAGCGGATATTCCAGGTGGGCTTTAACTCGTACGGGGCGCAGACGCTTAACCTGGTCTACGAGACGAGCGAGGACGGTGTGACCTGGACGCTGCGTTACACGCTACCAACGGTCACGCTAGCGGACAGGGAGTGGTACTACTTCCCTGTCGAGCCAAGCCCCGGCCACTACAACTTCAGGCTCCGCAACACCGGCGCGACAACGTTCTCGCTGAGGGCTCTGTCGTTCTCGTACACGCAGCAGGACATCCCACTCGCGCGTCTAAACCGCGACGACTACTGGAATTTACCTAACAAGCAATTTGAGAGCGACCGATCGCTACAGTACTGGATGGATCGTCAGATCAACCCGCAGATGTATTTGTGGCCTATCCCGAACAACGACTTCCAGGTGTTCCAGCTCGTCATCGAGAAGCAGATACAGGACGTCGGAGACCTCTCAAACGAGCTCTACCTACCCAACCGCTGGATAGCCGCGGTTCAAAAGTTGCTGTCGCACCAGATGTCCCTGCAGCTGCCGGGCATTGACATGGCGCGCATACAGTACCTGGACGGGCAGGCTAACTATTGGCTGGCGCAGGCGGAGGCCGAGGAGAGAGACAAGTCCCCGGTTATGCTGACGCCCAACGTATCCTACTACACGAGGTAATCATGCCAGCACCAGTGTTGACATACGACACACTAATACAGGACATCATCAGGTACTCCGAGCGAGACGATCAGTCATTCGTGGAGCAGATCCCTCGCATGATCATGCTAGCCGAGCAGGAGATCGCCGCGCAGGTGAAGGCGCTCTGGGAGTTGGTTGTCGTGGAGACAACGCTCTTGTCGGGCTCTCAGGGTGCTACCCTGGAGAAGCCGGCGCGCTGGAGGAAGACGGTCTCGATGAAGATCAACGGCCAGCCAGTTCTCTTGCGAGGGCAGGACTATGTCGCGCAGGCCCAGAACGAACTACCAAGCGCACAGCCCAAGTACTACTCGGACTACGACTACAACCACTGGGCATTCGCGCCGGTGCCAGACGATGAATACGCGGTGGAGATTATTTATTACAACCGGGTGCAACCACTTGCGGACGACAACCAGGAGAATCTGATCACGCGCGAGGCGCCGCAGGCTCTTTTGTTTGGTTCGCTGCTACAGGCACAGCCTTATTTGAAGAGCCCGGACAAGCTACAGATCTGGACGCAGCTCTACAACAACTCAATGAGCGCGCTAACAAAAGAAGACGCGGCCCGTAGGGTCGACAGGAACACATCCGTTCAGGAGCCACAATAATGCCCACATTTACATCGCCGTTTACTGGGACCGTAGTTCAACCCACAGACGTAAGCTACACCGCGCTAGCGATCGAGTCTAACGTAACGCTATCATGGCCCTCGTACACCGTGCCGGGTGATGGCACCGTCGCGGCCGCGAGGATCATGGACTGCACGCCGGACACAGACGGATGGGTTGTCACGTTGCCCCCGGGTAACCAGGGATCTACCGGAACGGATATTCTCTTCCGTAACCTGGGAGCTGACAGCTTCTTCGTCGAGGACATCGACGGCTTTCAGGCCATTGAGATCCTGGCGGGCGAGTCACGCTACGTGTACCTCTCAGACAACTCAACCGAGGCCGGAACCTACGAGAACGTAACATTCGGCGCGGGGACATCTGCAGCCGACGCAGCGACACTGGTGGGCAACGGACTGGTTGACATCCTCGGCCGATTGGCTACCGGCTCGCAGGTAATAGAAACAGCCATTAACGTCACGCTAACGGAGAACAACCGATCCGCGACGTACGTGTGGACTGGTGGGGCTGGCACGATCACGCTGCCGAGCACCGCAACGGCGAACACCGGATGGTTCGTTAACATTCGAAACAGCGGCACGGGGTCTGTGGTTATAACACCCCCCGCGACAAAGACGATCAACGGACTCTCAAGCCTGAGCATGTTCCCCTCGGACTCCGCGGTTGTGATCATGGACTTCGCCACGGGTAACTTCTTCACCGTCGGCCTCCCAAGGCAGGTAGACGTATCCTTCACGGCGGCGACGTACGACGTCGACAGCATCGTGGGCAATACCCTGGATCTGACAACGTACGCGCCAACCATCCAGACGTACATCGCGCTGTCGGGCACCCGCACCGTTGACCTGGACGTTGTCCTGCCCGCGATCACGCAGATGTACATCGTCAGCAACCAGACGGGGCAGGCGGGGTACGACATCAACGTAGAGGTTACTGGAACCTCCCTGCCGGCGATCTCGATAGCCAACGGATCGTCGGCGATCATTCTCACGAGCGGGTCGAACGCGTTCCTGCTAACACAGGCCTGGATCTACATCTACTACGCGGTGAACGGTACGACCGCGGCACCGTCCTTCTCGTTCTCAAACGACACGAACACCGGCATGTACCTCAAGGCGACTAGCAGGCCAGCAATCTCCGCGGGTAGCACGGACATGATGGTCGTAGACAATACAAATCCATTGGCTCCAAAGACAACGTTCACGGGTGAGGTTAAGGCAGGCCTTATCAGCGGCGGTACGTTCTAATGGCGGACGAGAATCTCTCGGTTGTTTACACGCTCGGGCTTGCGCCCGGGGTTAAACGAGACGGCACGGTGTTTGAGTCTCGCGAGTGCACGGACGCGCTATGGAACCGTTTCCAGCGTGGTACGCCGCGCAAGATCGGCGGTTACTCGCGCATGTTCTTGGACAAGTACGGGATCGCCCGTGGCATCATAGCGAACGCGTACAACGGGCAGAACTTTATATTCACCGGCACCGAGGAGACAATCGACGCGTTCACGACGAGCCTATCATTCGCGGCGGGCACAGGCCCCAGCAAGGCCGTTATAAATGTTGGCTACGCCGAAACAACGGTGACATCTAACACAAGTTCAACCTTTGTTGTGACGGGGGACCTTACAACAAAGTTTCCGGCTAGCACAAAGGTCGTGTTCAGCCAGACACCAGGCGCAACCCAGTACACCGTGTCTGGTTCTGTGTTCTCGGCGGGTAATACTACGGTCACCGTAACGCCAACCAGTATCCCCGCGTCTCAAACGACGGTGTGGATCGCGAACGTAGAGTTTGACCCTAACCCCGCGAACCTGTGGCAGTTTGACATGCAGTACGACTCCCAGGGCGGGAGCATGAAGGTGATCGCCCACCCAGGTCAGAACCTTGTAAACATCGTAGAGGACAACCCGACGCAGGTCCTCGTTGGGGACATACTACCCACCGGTGCAACATGGAATTTTTACGGGCTCGCGGACACCGCCGGAAACAACCCAACATTCGCACCGGTGACCTGTGACGGCGGAATCGTGATGCTATACCCGTTCCTGTTCATATACGGATCTGATGGCCTTATCGCCAACAATCACGTCGACGCGATATACGCGGACCAGAGCTTGAACAACTGGAACGGGCCACTCGCCAACCGTGTGAACATGGCCGCGGGTAAGATCGTTAAGGGAATGCCGGTCCGTGGCGGTACCAATTCACCCTCCGGATTGTTCTGGGCGACAGACAGCTTGATACGTGTCTCGTTCACCGGAGACGTGAACCAGTACTGGAAGTACGACATCATTTCTAGCCAGATCTCAATCATGTCATCCAACGCAGTCGTTGAGATGGACGGGGTTTACTTTTGGATGGGCGTTGACCGTTTCTACATGTACAACGGCTCCGTTCAGGTGTTGCCAAACGATAAGAACCTAAACTGGGTGTACGACAACCTGAACTTCGCGCAGCGCCAAAAGGTCTGGGCGACCAAGGTTCCCCGCTTTAATGAGATCTGGTTCTTTTATCCACGAGGCACATCCACGGAGTGCAACGACGCCATCATCTACAACGTCAAGGACAAGATCTGGTACGACGCAGGGTCAGCATCCGGCGCGTACAGGAGCTGCGGTTACACGACCGAGGTTTTCCCAACGCCCATATGGTGCAGCTGGGAGTACGACTTCACCGTGGGCCAGCCCGACGTTACGATCGCCACACCCGCGGGCGAGCCGGCTCCGACGTCGTCACAGTTCTACCTGGACGGCGACCAGACACCCAAGTACTCGCCAAACAAGACCATACAGTTCACAAACCTACCGTCGGGCACCTCGTACCTTATCAGCACCGTGGTGTACGACCCCGCGTCAAACTCAACGCTCGTCACTGTCACCGAGGCTATCAGCCCTTACCCGAGCGTTGGAGACTCGGTATTCCCGACGACTAGCGGCTACGCGATGTGGCAGCACGAGATAGGAACGGACAGGGTTGAGCCGACAGGCCAGACCGCGATCCCGGCGTACTTCACAACGTGCGACATCAGCTGGGTCGGCGGTAACCCCGCCCAGGACGAGCTCAAGGGCATCAACCGACGCCTGCACCTCAGACGTGTAGAGCCGGACTTTGTTCAGAGCGGTGAGATGACGCTGGAGGTTATAGGCAAGCCATTCGCGCAATCGACGGAGGTTAACTCCCCGGTGTTCACGTTCACCTCAGACACTGGCAAGGTAGATCTGCGAATTGAGAACCGGGAGACCAGGCTCAAGTTCGGAACCAACGTAGCCGGCGGATCCTACCAGATGGGCCGGGTGCTTATCACCGCCGAGCTGGGCGATTC